GGACACCTCCTGCAAAGCTTTCTCCACTTCATCAAATCCATTTACACTCATATCTTTTCCACCTCTATGGTAAGGAAACGATATGGTTTGATGGATATGATCCGATAGTCTGGAAGCTGATCTGCTGCCACATATAGACAAATCCCGTCCCGTTCCTCTATATCCGTTCCATCTTCCAGGATATAATGCAGCCGGCTTTTTCCATCCGTCTGGATCTTATAGCTTCCCTGTATCCGGATATTCCGGATATAATTCAGTTTCTGGCCGTACTGCTCAACCTGTACTTCTCCAGATGCCGGCCAGCTTTCTCCGGTAACAGAAGAGGCAGCACCATATTCCTCGCTGGTACTGCCTTCTTTATCTTTCTTTACCGTCATTTTCTTATGGAAAAATTCCTCAAGTCTGCTTCTTCTCAGCCTCATAAGTCTTTCCTCCTACTCTGGCCAGGCGATACCGGTTCAGCGTGTCGTAGATCTGTTTCGGCGCATCCTCAAAAGTATAACTCTCTCCACCCTCACTTCTGGACTTTTCCCCCTCTGTTCCCATCCGGTTCAAAGCGATCACGGCAAGATCCCGGACTGCCTTTTCCAGCCCGGTCCTTAACTGTTTGCGATTGGTGTAGGACAGCACGAAAGCTTCAGCTTCATCCAGAAGGACAGACAGAAGTTCCTCATTCTTTTCTCCGGTCAGGATCTTCAGCTTTTTGATATCTTCTGCTGATGCCATCGTATCACCCTTTCAGGATTGCCAGAAGGTCCGCTTTTGCCAGGGAGGAGACACCGGTCAGTCCTTTCTCCTTTGCAAGAGTTTTCAGTTCTTCAACTGTCATATCCTCGATATCCTTACCGATTTTCTCTTCCGGTACTGTGTCTGGTGTGGCTTTTTTCATCGGTGTGAAGCCATCACTGATCAGCTTTTCTGCTGCAGATCCTTCCGCTTCTCTTTCTACATTTTTACGGATCAGCCTCATACTTTCGCCTCCTGGATGCTCAGATAGATGGAATCCAGTTTATTATCCAGAATCCACATATCATGGAAACGGCGGTAATCCATCTGCCATGCGTTCAATTTCTGGTTTGTTGTCGGGTCGAAGATACGCATGATATCCTGTTTTGTGACAGCGATCGGCGTGGTTACAGGGCAGATGAAGAAGTTCAGGTTCTTTGCAGATGTTCCTTTTTCATATCCGCCTTTTTCCTGGCCACTATCTTTACCGTTATTGATCTTGATAGCTGTGTACATACGGTTGGAAGGTGTGGAAACCAGCGGTACACCATCTACAGAAGGAACCTGTGTCTGAATTCCGCCTTTAGAGAAGGTCACTGCAGTGATTTTGCCCGCAAGTTCCAGTTCCAGCTCCATAATAAAGTCCGGTGTTGCCTGGCAGATAAGAGCTCCGTTATAGTTTTCTCTTACCGCTTTGATCCCTTCTTTCAGCTTACGCAGAGCAGATGTAGAAGCAGTTCCCGGTACATAAGATTCTCCGATCATTCCTGCTTTATCTGCAGTGAGTGTTTCTGTAGCCAGCTTGCTGATACGGTACGCATCGATCTCCGGAACTACCTGTGTCCTCTGGAACTCTCCCATAACTGCACCGGCAGTCGGGATAAAGTTTGCCTCATTGATATCCATCGGATCCAGCTGGAAGAGACGGCCACGGTCCTGTGTCATTTTTCTGGTCTCGTACTCCAGGGTAACGGAGCCGCGCTGGTATCCAGCCTCACGGTCATAGTCGCCCATTCCCTGAACGCTCATTTTCGGGATCTTTACTTCAGATCCACCGTTATAGATCACCTGACCGGCATTGGCATCCATCCAGCCAGTGGTTGCTTCCTGGACAGCGATCTTATCAAGCTGTGTCATAAATAAGGTTGCTGTTGCTAAAGTATTGATTGCCATTGTTTATTCACTCTCCTTTAAAAATCCCCATCATCGCATTGTATACCTGCTTTTCAAGGGCTTCCTGTGTGTTTGTTTCTGGTGCTTTTTTCGGAGGCTTGCCGCCCTTCAGCTTCTCATCGACTGCTTTCTCAACTGCAGTCTGAAACGCTTTTTTGACAGTTTCCATGGATTTCTTGCAGGCATCTGCATCTGTATAATTCAGTACTTCTGCAAGCTCCACCGGAAGTCCTTCGTCTGACAAGTTGTTCTTTGCTTCTGCCATGAGCTCACTTCTGGTTACTGCTGCCTCCCTGTCGGAAAGTTCCTTTTCTTTTTTCTTCTGCATGTACTGCGCTTTTTCTTCCTTGGTCATCTTGGCCAATTTCTCAGCTTCGGAAAGCTTATCATCCGTCAGTGCCTGCCACTTCTCCTGTGCGTTTGTCACTGCCGTATTGACTGCCTTCTGGACACGTCTGTCAAATTCTGCCTGATTACCGCCTGTTTTCAGGAAGTCATCAAAAGATGGAGGATTATCTCCACCCTCACCGCCTGTACCTTCGCCAGATCCGCCGCCATTGCCCTCACCGGCCCCAGCACCGTCTCCGCCTTCTGCGAATAACTGCAGGTTCATCGGAACTTTACACATTGCTTTGAATACTCTGTTTCTCATATCTTTTCCTTTCTGCCCAGCCTATTCGTTCTCACGCCCGAGCCATTCAATTTGTGGAATCCACTTCTTTAACGCCTGGCGGAAAAAGGCATAAAAAATAAGACGCTTCACCCTGCGTCTCACCGGGAGATAATTGGATCACCTATTCCTTCCCTTTGGCTGCTACCTTTGCTTCTCTCACTGCCTCAGCAACACCCTCGCTGATCAGATGTGCCCCTCTGTTTTCTGTTACTTCCAGAACAGTTCCCTTCTCAACTACTTCTTTTAAGCAGATGTCGCTGTATCTTTTGATGCATTTCACTTTCATTCTCTTCACCTCCCCTCCGTTGCGCCGGCGCAATTACAGTTTAAAGCACATGTTCTGAAACTTCTTATAAGCATCAAGGTATAACTCGTGCTTATCTCCGTTATATGTCAGCTCATAATACATTCCATCCGGCACAGTCGTACTCAGAAGTGCTTTGCTGTTCTGTAATATCTTACAACTCCATACCACGTACACATCCTGTGCTGTGATCCGTTTTCCATCGGTCTTATCCATGTGTGAATTTGTATATTCAGCTACTTCTTCCTTACAAAGCCTTAAAAATTCTTCGTTTCCCATTCCTTGCCTCCTACGCATGTTCAATCCTCGGAATTCCATACTCAACTGCACACTCGTGCTCAATCTTGCATCCTCTTGCTTTCTGCCAGTCTTTTGCAAAATAGGCGATATCAGCATCAGATAAAAGCTCCAGGGACTTTCCAAGAAACCACAGTGGTTTTGCTCCTACCGGTGCTGACCGGAAGAAAGAATCAATAACCTCTACAGGTTCTCTCAACAACTCTTCTGCTGCTTTGATTGCCACCTTTCGCTCTGCAAGAATCTCCTCGTCTGCTTTGCCATTCATTGGCTGACTGATAAATAATTTCTTCATGTTCTTCGTCCTCTCTTTCTTAAAATGGGTATAAAAATACCACCAATCACAATGATTGATGGTATTATTTTTGATAATAAGTTTTGATGAAGCTGTCCGCTCTATATTTCGTTGCTATCTGTACATTATCAAAACTTACAAGTATTGATAATGGAAGTCAGATAAAATCACTCGTTTTTCCATCCTATAGGATATCCTGCATTTTCCCATTCCTCAAATGTCACTTGTTCTGGAATAAGTCCAAACATCTTCATTACTTTTAAATCACTTTCTTTTGACTTTCGAATTTCTTCTTCACTTGGTTTTTGTAGCATCCTCTCTTTTGCTTCCTGGGTCAGACTTGCTTTTTCCTTTTCCGTAGGATGTACATCATCGTATCTAGTTCGAAGTAAAAAACATTCGTGTTGAGATAATTCTCCTTTTCTTCTTTCCTGCTCATCTCGCGGCAGCCATATCCATTCTCTTGCTGTTAAGCCCATCGCTATCGCTCCTTTAAAAGTATGAAATATTTTCCGTTGTAATTCACTGTTTTTACAACACAAAATTCTTGTTTTCGTTCATAAAGCACTTCTTTTTCATCTAAGCCAATCGAACTAATATCTCTTCCTCTCTTTGAGGACTGAACATAAATTTGTATGTCTGCATCTTCATTATACCCTCTTTCTTTTGACATGCTCCAATATTGATTTATTGTGACTGTCTCATTTTCAACATACTCTTTCATAAATTTTTCAATTCTCTCATTTTTATCTGAAAAAGCCGTAAAATCAACTGTCCGTATAAGATTTCCTTCATATTGGGGCATCTTTGATAAAGCAGAATCTAACTCTTCTACAAACTTTCGTTCCTGTTCTGGAAGTTCATCTGTATCTTTATGATTTCTTAGTAGCTCATTAATTCTATAAGCTGCTGAACTCTTGTATTCAAGAAGTGTTTTCTTTTCTTTCTTCGTTAACTGCATCTTATCAGATTTACCAAGTGTTTTCAAGCGTTCCCATTCTTCCGTGGTTCCACCTTTATCAAGCCAATCTAGCCATGCATGATAATCTTCCATATCATGAGCTGGACCAGTAGTACAATGACACTGAGGATGCATAGGTGGGGCATTTTCTCCCGGCATCATATCCGATACATTAAATATCTTCCCATCTAATCCTTTGCAGATCTTACATGGATGCGGTCCCGTTGCCATATACTCATACTTTTCATTGCCATTCTTCTCATAAGATTGTTTTGCAACTTCTGTCTGTGCTCTTCGAAGCTCCGTAGTCATTAATCTCTCTGCATTATACTGAGAGACTCCAAATACTTTTCTGAGTCTTCTGGCAAGTTCCCTTGAGCCTTTCCCTTGTATTAGAGCCGTACGAAGATGTTTCTCTACCTCAAGTTTTAATAGTTCTTTCTGTCCCCAGATACGTTCCGAAAAGGTTGCATTGTGGAAGGATGCTCCTACGATTGCTTTCACCCTCTTTACTGTGTCTGCTTTTGTAATGGTCTTACCAAGAATACCGGCAAGCCGTTCAAATTCTTTCATGCTTTCATCAGTAATTACCTCATTGTAGTAATCCCGAAGCTTATCAAAGTCTCCTGTAAGTTCTAAAGCAATCTTTGCTTTCAGAAGTTCTAAGCGATTGACTTTCATTGTCATATTATAAAGCCGCATATCCTCATTTGCTTCTTTTGAGAAGTCTTTTGACTTTACATACTTCTTGGCTTTGCGGGCATATTCTTCAATATCAAGTTTAGATGCTCTCTTTTTTGCCTCTCCTATAGAGATCCCTTCCTTTTTTGCATACTTTACATAGAATGAATCTATCTCCTTTTGTACATCATCGAGCATATCTTCATATATCTCTTTGATTTCTTCCTGATATCCTTTTTCCCGTTTCGCACGTTCCTTTCTTGCCTGCTCCTCTCGTTCCTTCCAATACGAGCGACTATGATTCATCCGCTCTCACCTCTTCTTCTGCATTGCTTTGTACCGGAGAAAACATTTGATTCAATACTAGATCCGTTTTGTTTTCCTCTTCCTCCTCTTTTATTTTTTCCATTTCTGCCTGTGCATCTTCGATGAAAGAAGCAAGCCCTAACAAGGTTTCCTGGCTAAACTGTGCTCCGGCATCCGCTAAAGCTTTCAGTTCTTCCAGAATGGCTTTTGGAAGATTTGGGGTAAAGACAATCTGTAATTCTCCTAAGTCTGCGTTATCCGCTTCTTGTACAAAATTCTTGATATTAAGCAGCAAGCGATAGCGGCGCATTAATCCCTTCTTGAATCCTCTCTGGCTCGTTTTACATACCTGTTGAAAGCCAAAGAGTTTGTACTTCATCGCTTCTCCTGACTGCGTTCCGGCAAAAGCTTCGTCTGTAAGGTCCGGCACAAAGGATATCTTATGAATATCTTTCTGCAAGCGTTCCTTATATGCTTCCGCTCCCGTTACATCATACTGTTTGTAGATGTACTTTGCATCTGTCTGTGATTTGCTTCCGTCCGGATTGATTCCATTACTCAAAAGCAGCATATTCGCATTTTTCATGTCAATCATGTCTTGGACAGTATATCTGTTCATGTCAAGATCGCCTGTGATTGCAAGTGTTGCCTCGTTAAAATCACTCATGTAATTCGCAGAATCCGATTCCGCTGCATCGTAAAGATCTATTAAAGATGTGACATCCTCATAGCCTCCCTGACGATATCTGTCCGGGGAATATTCTGTGATGGGAACCTCTCCCCAGTAATGCCGCTCTCTGCTTTCTTCTTCCAGGTTGAGAATGTTTACAGTGGTCGGTTTATATGTAATTGTCTCTGCATCTGTATAGACCGTTATGGATACTCTTTCCTCTTGTCCGATCTTGTACTTCGGATACCTTACAGCAAACAAAGGCGTGCGTTCTACATCCAATCCATAACATACGAACGTCTCAAACACATTACTAATCACTGACCTATCCTCATCATTCTGGTTACGATACTGTAGTTCATAGGCCCTTCCATACTTGCGGAAATCTCTCCACAGCTCCGCATCCAGTGCTTCAACATCATTTACCCGGTCATATTCTTTTATCATCTCGTTAATCTTATCATCTTCGCTGACCTTCTTTATTGGAACCCCGGTGTTGTATCCTACGTCAAATACATTGATAATCTTAGCAAAATTGTGAGCCACTCTGTAATCTGCCTTTTCTTTTTCTGTCCTTCGCCGCTCCGCATTATAAATCGTTGGATTTCTGGCTTTGATATAATCATCTAATGCCGCAAGTCTTGGACACTGCACTTCATGATGATTCATTATCATTTCTCTTAATAATGCTTTATCACTCAAAATCTCTTCCGCACTATGAGCGCGATACGAGAAGTTGGCTTCCGGCCCATATCTCTGTTGTAAATTTCTTTCAGAACGATACACCGGTTTTGTATCTTTCTCAAATTCATTTACATGTAATGTTTCCTCGCTCATCGCAACATACCTCTCAATCTCTTTGCGTTCTGTATCTGTTTTTGTGGAGTTTCTATCTCTCTTACTGTCATATCGGAGTAAATGCCGTATCGGATTGCGCAAAGAACATCGTCATTCTCTTTTAATGGTTCTCCTGTGTTCTTTTTCCACACGTACTTATAAATCTCTTCCCGGAATCTCGGACATTCATCATAAACAATAAAGAATTTTTTTGTCGTCATAAGCGTTGCGACCGCTTCAATTCCTGACAACACTCTGTTGTTTGCCAGATATGCGGATATTCCCGCTTTCTGAAAAGCTGAGATATGCTCTATTCTGGCCGGGTCACAATAAAAAGGGATGTTACCATATCTTCTGATAACATCCTTTGCTCTCTTTATCCATTCGCCTATATATTTATGCTGTGCTGCATATTCTTCTATGATGTAATACTCATCACCTTTTACTCCGGTTACAACAATTGCTCCATAATGCTCCCAGCCCCAGTCCACACCAGCAAAATACCGGTCAAATATTATCTTGTTTGCCTGTTCTCTCGTGATTACATGGACATTTCTATCAAATTTCGGATAAACAACTCCTTCTCCCGATACCCATAATCCATTAATACCTCTATCATAAAACATCCCTTTGGGGGTTGTTTCTTTGATCTGCTGCACATATCTTTCATCCAAGAACGTATTATCATCTAATCGGAAATGAAAGCTCATAATCCCAGCCGCTTCTGACTGGATGTAGTCTTTTAACAGCCAATGCTCTGGATGGTCCGGGTTAGTATCGGCAATGATTCTTGCTCCTGGACCGCTACATCTTGCTTTAATCTCGTCAAAGACTTCCTGATTTGCAAGTGATGCCTCATTGATATAAGCTCCAAAAGCTGTCATGCCTCGAATTCTTCCCAGACCAGATATTGAACCATGCGAAGTCTGCACAACCCTTACACCAAATAATGTGAAATTATTGTATTTATCAAACTTAAATTCAAATCCATATTTATTAGATAGCTCTATGAGGATATTCTTCTGAATATTTGAAAAAGAATATCCTGCAAGAATGTATTGTGGAGTATCTATCCCAAGTTCATTTGCTATTCCCCGAACCCTCATGAGTTCCTGCAAGAATATATCATTGTCTAGCTGTGTCTTACCGCTACGCTTCGCCCCATGATTGATCAGCATAAACCAATCTGTATTCTGGCAGGCTTTCAGTATATCTATCTGCTTCTGCGTGTAAATATTATTCAGATTCAGCATCTAGCTCACCGCCTATCGCTTCGAATAGCTTAGCCACCTTATCCTCTACAGATATCTGATCATCAACTTTAGCCTTTGCTTTCAATACTCCTATTCTTGCTTTCTGTTCTTCTGTTGCTAATTCATAATTACTATGCAACAGTTCATCATATTGCTTTATCAAGGACCTTAATTCTCCTTGTGCCCTTGCCTGTGCTTTTAAAAATGTTGCCTGTTTATCCCATGCCTGTTGTACCTCCCATTTTTCACCTATAACATTTCCCTCTTTTTCCTCTATCTTTTCAATCGTCTTATCCTCATGGTCTTTTACATACATGATCTGCTGCGCTCTTACGATGGCTGCATAAGCAATCTGTATATTTTCCCAGAGAATATCAAGAGGATTTTTCTTCTCGATGTCCTGGATAATAGAAAAGGTCTCTTCCGGAAGATACTTCGAGAAGAAACCATGCTTTTCTGCATTTTTATTACTAGGCTGACCGCCTTTCTTTTTATCCGAACGTTCGCTATTTTTATCCGAACGTTCGTTATCCCATTTATAAGTACTTTTCCATCGTCTAACTGTTCCTTCCGGAAGACTTAGTTGACTTGCAATCTCAACTAATTTCAGTCCTTTCAGGTATAGTTCTTTTGCCTGAATTATTCTTTCGTCCGGCTTTCTCGGCATCATCACCACCTCTTTATTCGTTTTGGAAATATCCCCTCCAGGAATCGAACCTGGGACATTTATGCTCTACCACTGAGCTAAGGGGAGAATTAAAACACGCATGCCAGCACCTTACTAGACAGCCGGTTTCCGCCTGATAGAAAGGAGGTTAACAAATACCACAACTTGTGTTAACTATGGATTGCAGGTGCTGTACATTGTGTCGTTAAATTACAAAATTACATAAGAAAAACACCCTGCAAAATACAGGGTGTCTCTCTGGCAAAAAATATCTCACGAAGTAAAAGACAAAAGGATGTGCTTTCTTCTGTCTCCACTTTAAGTTTTATCATACTTTCATGCGACATGGGGCGACATTTATAAATTTTCTTGAAAAAATCTTTCATTTCTTTTCTGGCAATTCTTTTCATTGTAGGCTTTTGCCCGTTTAGGAAATAAGGAGTTCATCCGATGTGCTACTTGTGCCCAAGTCAGTCCCTCGATATAATAAAGTCGGAACATAATCCGGAGTTCACTTTTTTCGATAGATTCTATGTATTCCTCTGCCTGATTGGTAAGTTCGAGCAGTTCTTCCTCTTTCATCTTTAGGCGTTGTTTTCTCGATATGAGCAAATTCTTTGCTTTAGTATACCCCGGAACCGGAAATCCTTCAACCGTAAAATGCTGTATTCCTCCCATGCCTCCTGAAACTACATCGCTCACCGCTCCTTCTTTCTCAATCTTTTCTAATCGCTCCTCCGTCATTTTTATGAGTCTCCTTAACTCTTTTATCTCAGCCTGCATGTCGCAATACTGGATCAGGACTGACTTTTCCAACGAAATCACCTCTTTCCTGCTATCTATAAATCTTGCCTGTTTTCTTATCTCTGAGTTTGATTCGTCCAAATACTTCAAATCCTCTTTTATTTGCTTCTCTTCTCATGTTCTCAACCGTCTCTCTTACGGCATTAGGCGACTTATCCGCTGCCTTAATCGCATCATGTGCCGTTCTATCCGTGTAGTGTTCGTGATTTCGTGTATCCATCCTACCACCTCACTTGTTAAGTATGTAAAATACAAATCCTGTATAAATTAATGCTGCTATAATTACTATTGCTTCTGTTATACTCATCTGTATTCCTCCTGTTTAAAAATATGTGAGCGTATCCGCGGCGTTGTTTGCCATCAATTCAACTCGTTTTAAATATCTTAACTGGTTCTGAATGTATGCATCGGAGTCTTTGCCTCCGGCTGCTCTCCAGTCAGATATTCGCTTATCTACATCCTGCAATACTTTAATCGGAATCATATCAAGATTGATATCTTCAAGACTAAGCTGTTTCATATAGCTTTACCACTCCTTCAAATATGTTCGTGTAATGCCGGTGCTCCGAACGACTGAGGCTCTATCTCCATAAGAGCATTATATCTCTCAACGTGCTGATCAGGCGTTATCTCATCGTTCATAAGCTCCTGCTCCAGCTTGCCATATTCGGCATCTATTCTCTCTTTAAACTCCTGACGGCTTATTTGTCCTTCAATGAGCATACGTTCTAAAATTCTGTATTCGTGACTCATAGTCTCTACTCCATTAATCTGATAACAGGATCCGGCTTTCTTAAATTCCAATTTTCTGGAATTCTCCCTGTTATGCAGCAAGTGCCATCTCTTTCCCCTAATGGACACTTCTCACAACAATCAACACCTGCATTACCATTATAACTTCCACATACTGCTTTTATCGTCCTAAGTGCTTCGTAAATTTTCTGATAATCCATCTTATACCTCCAACTACTTCTTCCTCTTATTCACCTGTTTTGTATGCTCCGCCACTCTCTTGCACCCGGCTTTCCACTTCTGATAAGCTTTACTCTGCTTACATGGTTGCTGCATTCCTTCGCATCTGTCTCGTTCGATGCATTTTGTACGCGGATTTATCATAATCTCTCACCTTTCGAATTCTTCATAAAATCGCCTAATATCCAATCTCCCCATGCTGGTTTTTCCTTATTATCTTTCGGTCTGTATGGCTCGGGCAGCGGCATCCATGCAAGAACACTATCTCCATCGTCATCCCATTGACTATTTTCAAAATAATTGGTACTTGCGAACGGTTCTTTCTGTCCGGCTAATTCCCCGTCAAATGTCACTATGTATAATCCATCCCTTTCTGGTAATCTCTCTGTTATTGGTATCCATTTATTCATGCTGCACCCCTCCTTTGATCATCCCGGTTACTTCATTCCATCTGTGTATAAATTCTCTCCCTTCCTTTTCACTTCGAAAAGGGTGCCACCATATCGCTTTTTCTTTGCACTTCTGGAAGTTTTTCCGACTTTTGATTTCTTTTTTTATTTTCTCTATTTTTCTCTTTGTTCTAGGCTCATTCTTCTCTTCTAAGATTCTCAGAGCGTTTTTTAGATCTTCTACTGATGTCGCGGGATCTTTAATAGCCTCCCATGCCCCATCTCCGTAGCATTCTCTTAATGGGTCTGTTACGATTTTCCGGACATTGTCTGTGTAAGCCTCAAGAGGGATATCTATTTCAATCTTCTTCATTCTTCCTCCTCGATGTATTCCATCTGGCTTGCAGAAACTTCGTAAGCTATCTTATCAACTACCTTACCTTCTCCAATTCGTTTCTGATATTCTCTGCTTTGAATACGTCCCCGTAACTGAATCCTGCTTCCCACTGTAAGGTTACCTGCATATCTCGCATTACGTCCCCAACATATGCACGGAATATAATCAGACTTGCCATAAGCCCTGTTTACAGCCAATAACACATCTGCAATTTCTCTTCCAAGAGGTGTTGTTCTATAGACAGGTTCTTTGCAAATATATCCATCAAGGAAAATCGTATTTGGATTTCGATTCTCTATACTGTCGATGAATTCAAGTTCCATCACGAATAAGGATAAAATCAGATGACTTCGATTGCCTTCTTGTTTGTTATACGAACGGAACTGTCCACGAGCTTCCAAAAACTGACCTATATGCGATTCACTCACATCAATAAGCCGTTCTGATACAAGTAACGGAATAATATCACTTGAGTGACTAAGTCTGCTCACTTTTAACTTCACAAAATAAAATCCTTCGCCAAAAACCTCATGGTTGAATTCAAAATCAGAGATAATTTCTCCTGCAATTACTGCCTGGTTATTTTTTAAAATTTTTTCTGTCATGTTTACTCCTTCTCCCCGGCATTGCCGGGGAATCAATGGCATATAGCTCCGTGTTCGCACATGGAGCGGTTAACAAGTTGCTGTAATGTAAAAATCCTCTAAAGAGGCGTGTCCGGCTTTAAGCGACTAAAATATTCTTCTATCTTTTCTGCTGTTTCTTCTGGATTCTCTGTATCAAAGGCAATATTAGCAATCTCTTTCATATGTCTTAAGTCTTCTCTCAAAACTTCTTCTTTTATTCCTTCTACAATCAGCACGAAATCCATCATGTAGTCCGCAAGATTCCCTTCCATCTCTACAGTCAATTTTTCAGTGTCTGTTTTTATCATTGTTATCTACCTCCCGTGAGCCTCTCTTCCAGTGCACCGTAATCATATTCACGCTGCTCAAAATTGTGAAATCCATTCCTGCTTGCCTGCTGCTTAGCGGGGTTCTCCTGCTTGCTATTACGTTCCCAAGTTCTCACACACGCCTTCCAGTCTTTCATTTTGTTCTTCCCCACCATCCAGTTCTTCGATGTGTAAAAATCTACGAAATACTCCGCATCGATACTGTTGTTTCTCTGCTCACAGTAATCCCTCACTTCCTGCACAGTCGGTGCTTTGAAGATTGTGCGTGTTTTTTTAGATATATCGTCAGATATATCTTTTTTTATCTTAGTCTCTGTCTTATATCTATTTATGTCAGCCTTTTGTACTTCCTTTGTACTTCTTTTGTACTTCTTTTGTACTTCTTTTGTACTGTCATTTGTATTGTACAAAATGCAGTACTTAGTGCATGTCCCTCGCTTTTTTGAAGATATAAAATCAATCAACCCAAGTTGCTTCAACTCGTTCCTGGCACGAATAAAGGCTTTCTCACTAATACCCATTCTTTCGCTCAGACTTACGTTAGTGCGAGAGAACCATTGTTCCCAAACGCACCTATTGTTGATCATTAAAAGTGTATGAAAAAGCAATTGCGCATTTCCAGAAACGACGTTGCACTCGCAAAAATCGTAAAAATTATTGAGCATATCTAAATATGTCATAAGACTCCTTTCAGGACTCAATATTTAATTTTCTATGATTTGTTTTCTAAGTTACTTATACTGACCTCCACCCTCGGAGAGCCTGAATAAAATTTCTCTACAGACAACGAAACAATCTGCGTATCGTCATGATAAGCGACCTTGTTTAACGCATCTAAGATACTCTTTATAACATTATCTAAATCCGGCTTCTTTGTCGGCCGGATAAGACCGGCAAGCATCTGCTGCCGCTTTTTCTTACTCGTACTCTTTGCGATCGGGTAATATGCTATGATATTTGCTTTAAGCTCCTCATCCGCATCAAAGGGATGCGCCCCAGTCTGGTAGAAGCAAGTTTTTACTAGGTTCTCATAAAGAACTGTTCCCTCTGGGGTGTACGAGAATGTTCGACCGCCTGTATGTACGGTCCTGGCCCGGGCCTTTCCTTTCGGAGGTCCGGGCACTGTAAAATGAATTTCCGTCATTGCTTTAATCCTTTAAAAAAATGTCTGCTGGCCTTCTGGTGCCTGCGAACGTCCCTGATCAGATGCCGGCTCCTTTATAGCAGAAGCCACCACTTCCGGCTGTATCATTGCCTTTTCTTCGATTGCCGCAGCTTCTACTGGAGGAACATAAACCTCACCAGCAACATCTTCCGCAAATCCCTTTTCCTCTGCGGTATACATGCCTCCGAATGCTGAAGGAAATGCTTCTCTTAAGGCCTGTACTAATGCAACCTTGCGGATCATTGTAGATGGCTTCTTACTCCACTGGGCATTTAAGCTTCCGTCTTTCTTTCTACCGGCATATTCGTCAAAGGAAACCTCTGCTTCGTATGCATGAGTGCGATCAGTGCGGTAAACTTTCGCCCATCCTCCGAGAATCTCTTCCGAAGGCAGCTTAAAACAACCGGTTCTATGTATTATTTCCTGTGTCTGTGCATCAAGAACAATGATTCCGGCTTCGAAACCATCGTAATTATCATTTGCCTCTGCACGTTTCATATAAGCTTCTTTACCGATAACCATCGTTGCTGGCTCACTTCCGTACTTAATGCAGTACGCTTCTTTTGCCCACGGATTAAGGCCACTGTTCTTGCAAAGATTCATAAACATGATAACTTCATCTACTGTGACGTTATCCTTGTTTCCGGAAACCATATACTGCTTTACAATCTCCGGAGTAAGTTCAATCTTCATGCCTCCTACCTCGTAGGAAGCGGACTGAACATTCTGAAAAGCTTCTGTTCTCTTTTTTGCCAATGTGTTTGATACTGCCATTTATAATTCCTCCTTCTCTAAAATCTCCACTTTCTCAGCATTGTTCTTTAATTTCATTAACACTTCATTTAAGTAAGCATACTGTGTTTCGTTTGCAGTGATTGCAATCACGATTTTCTTACGTTTAAGAGGCTTCTGCTCTTGAATAGCTTCCTGCGGTACAATATCTACCGACTCATTCTCCGGATCCGGAAGTTGCTGGTCCTTCTGAACCTTACCGGCCAGTTCTACCCTGGCGGCCTCCTCTTTTCTTTGACGTTCTCTTTCTTCTGCTTCTTTCATCTTCTGCTCCTCATAGAGAGCTTTCTTCTTTGCTGTATCTTCAAGCTGCTGTTTTTTGCCATAGCGGCCATGAGGTCAAAGTCTTTTAAATACTCTTCCTTCATCTCATAGACATAAGGACTGTTTTCTGCATTGATAATCTTTAAGTCTCCGTCTATCTTTTCCCGGATAGTAATAATCTCCTCTTTTATGGATTTTAATGTTGTAGAGACGTTCAGCCAGGATTCTTTAAAAATCTTATCAAAAGGAACTGTTCTACCCAGATCACCGATGCACTCTTTGTAAATCTCCTTGACTTTCGTAAGCTTCTCCTGTCTCTTACCCTCTTCATATCCTTTTACCTGTGTATCAATATTTTCGATTGCTCCATTAATGATCTCAACCAGTTCTTTTTCCTTTGAAGCAAAATCATCATAAGGAACCATGATTTCTTTCTTAATCTCTTTTCTCTTATTCTCAAGAGCAGTAACAAGCTTTCTTAAGTTTGCTCTGTCCTGCTTTGCATCTTTTATCTGGTCATCGCTATAAACGAGATTCAGATAATCGCTTGATTTCTTTGTGATTTCTTCTTTTAACTCTTCAAAATTCCAATCAATTGCTTTTAAAAAGCCGTCTGCCTGTGGGTTATAAATCTTTAACTCCATTTGATTACTCCTCCTTCTATATTTCCGGAAGAAGAAGCCCCGGCTCCTGTCCGCTTTTTAGACTGTGCCAGAACTTTTCCTCTTCATTTTTTAACATTTCAATATCATCAAGCACTTCTTCTCTTTCGATATGGTAGTGCTTTGTCGTGAGCCTCACTTCTCCATCACGCACGCTTTTTAATTGTGCCTTTAACACGACAAAATCATATTCTGTGACTAGCAGGTAGTGAAGAACCTGTATGTAATAGTTATCCGGTATCTGATTGTCCCATTTCTGCCACTGCATAGACTGCAGCATGTTCGATGTTTTAATCTCTAAGATACCTCTTCGTCCTTCGCTGTCTATCAATTCTCCATCCAGTGAAGCGTGCGCCCAGGGATATTTTTTATTGATGAGCATGTTGTTTTCGTAATACTCAACCGTATATTCCGGATAATCTAATGAAAACAAGGCTCGAAGCAATGACTCTGCATCGTTTCCATATTTGACATATGATTTGTCTGAGATATCCACAGGAGACATCTGTCCTTTCTTCTCCATCCACAGTTCCTGGTTTGTTTTATACGGATTCAGTCCGAGGATAGCAGAGGCATCGGAACCGCCAATTCCCTCTCTTGCTTCCAGCCATTCCCGGCTTGAATCGAATTGAATTCTTGCGAGATCTGGAGTGAGTTGCCACTTTTTCATCTGCATACTCCATTCTTTCTCATATCTAATACAATCAGTTCCTCTAGTGCTGCCTTACGCCTCAGTAATAGAAATGATGTCGGCTCCTGTTCCAGAGCCGATTCATTTTGGCCATATTTTTTCAGTAAAAAATTAATTATCATGTTTCTCACCTGCCAAAATTTCAAGGTGTGCAATGCACTTATCATAGTTTGCTTTTTGTTCTTTATGCGATGAAATGAATATATGAAACTGACCAAACCATTCTTTTTCTGTATTAAACTCGCCTACCATAGTAAGTATGCTAATACTGGAATTACCATAGGTAAAAACGACATGATTTCCTGCCTGCTGTGCTGCGTACACCTTCTCTATCAAAAACTTGATAGCTTCTAAACTTAAAGTTTTTTCTTCCTTAATCATAATTTCTCCTTCCATTTTCCTAATTTTGTGTTATAATTTAATCGGTATTTTTTCTATGCACCCAATGGAGTTGCCGCTCCAGGGTGCTTTTTTTCTTCTGGTGCCGGAGTTACATTCTTAACATTACAAACCCCGTTTTCTCCGGCAAATTGGTGTGCCAATTGCTTCCTTAAATGATACATGAAGTAATTTTCTTGATAGTCTTCTTTGTCTCTTCCTTCCCAATCAATCCAGCTTTTGCCGTTAGCTGTATATCCTCGCATGGTTATCACCCCCCTTAAATCTTATTTGGGACTGTTTGTCTATGTTGCTACCTAAAGGATATTATCCCTAAAGTTTTTATTAACATTTTTTTACATTTCTTCTATTATATTGTTACAGGATGTTGCTGCATCCGAGTATATACGAAAGGAGAATTTTTATGAATTTAGAATTATCTGATACTGAATTAATTTTTCTGTACGGAAATTTAAAAATCCAATTGAAAAAATTAGAATCCATGCCTGCCTCTCTAGTGCGATCTGATATTAAGCTCCACAAAAGCATTATTGAAAAATGGAATCTGCTCCTCAATTGAAAAAATTACCTATTTAGAGTTAGGCTCTGCATTTTGCAGGGCTTTTTTCGTTTTCGCTACCCACTTTTCTCCCTCGCAAAAGCAAACGGATTAATATCTTCTTCATCTTTGCCTCCTATCCTGCTTTCTCAGCACCTTTCATTATCTGCATACCCATCATGACATACTTAAGTTTCTTTCTATCTTCTTTGCTCATTTCTTTAAGTAAAGAAGCCATTTCTCTTAAATCGTTTTTCTGTTCCTCGATATTGTTTTTCTTTGTTGCTGTTGTCATATTTATCACCTCACTTCCTGTTCCGTATATTTACATTATAGTCACTTTAATTGATTTTGTCAATGCATTTTTGTCACTTTACGGAACTTTTTTATTGACCTTTCTGTTCTGTCGTGGTATTGTGTACTTAAGAGAAAGGAGGAAAAAGGAATGACGCAAGGCGAGCGCGTAAAAGAAATTCGTAAAGCATTGGGTCTCACACTCGACAAGTTTGGCGAAAAGCTTGGTGTAAAAAAACAAACTGTTAGTCGTATTGAAAATGGAATCAATAATGTTACTGAGCAAATGATTCTTTCCATCTGCCGTGAATATAAGGTAAATTACGATTACCTGACATATGGCGATGGCGAAATGTTTGAAGATCTGCCAGAAACTATTCTGGATGAGCTGTGTATCGAGTATGACTTGGACGATGACGATCGAGACATTTTAAATTTTTACTTGGGGCTTCCGGCAGATGCCAGAGATGCAATCAAAAAACAAATTAAAAAAATATTTGTAAAAGAATAAGAAAAAGGAGCTCACACTATTCTTGGTGTAAAGCTCCTTTTTCTTTTCTCTAGAAATGAACATATATGTATTTCACAAATTGATATATGCGTTTTAGTTTGTTCTGGTCGTCAATCTTATCTACCAAATCAATAATCAATTTCCCATAGTCTTTTACCCTTTCCTTTTTCTTCATTTTGCGTGCCCCTTTCTTCCCAGAAAATATGTTCGATTTCTTTTATTATATAACTCGAACATATTTTCGTCAACTTGTAATTTTTGTTAACTCATTTCCTAAATTGTATCATATTTCGCACCGTAAAAACCATCCTGTCCACAAACGTGGACACTTTTTTCATTTGTATTCTGATTCGTATAAACCTTCTATGCTTACGTGCAAATGTTCCGCCAACTTCTCCATCGTGTCCATCCTGGGTATTCTTTTACCTGTGGCGATATTGTGCAGTGTAGATTTACTGATGCCGGTTAAAATTTCTAACTGTCTATACGATAATCCTTTTCTTTTCATTTGCTCTGCTAAAAGTATTTTCATCTCGTCTCCTATTTGGCATTTTTAGCTTTTAACTTAGGATTATCTTATTTACGATAAAAATACGATGTTTCTTTGCAAAATAAAATTACAGGTCTATCTATATTATGATAGATTGCGTAATAAATAATTTTATTAATCCTCCTTTCAGTTCCAGTGTACTAAATTTAAAATCAAAAGAATTTTTGTAAGAAAGCTTCAAAACGTATCCTTTCCATCACCCGTTCCCCTTTTTGCTTATAAAAAAGTAATTTCTTTCAGATGTGCTATACTGAAATTTTTTCTTAAAAATGTTCCTATAAATTAATGCAGTCTTCTTTTCTTGAAAGACCCCTTTTGATTTAAAAAATATATTTTCATCATTTCACAAAGACGGTCAATACTTATATACATTTCACAATTTTTAGTGTATAATTGCACTTATAACTACTTAAATTTTTATTCATACGAGGAAAAGGAGAAAAAACTTATGAAAAAGAAATTATTAGCTCTTAGTTTAATTGCAGTAATGTCATTGTCATTTACTGCCTGTGGTGGAGGAAATACAAGCTCCTCATCTGACACTAAAACGAAAACCGAAGCTACTACTGCCGCTCCAGAGGCTACCACAGAGAAAAGCGAAGAGTCTTATCAGTCTATTTTAGATAACTATACTCAAAAGCTTAAGGATGCTACTCCTGGCTTAGTAGATGAATTTAATAAAGAAGCTTCAGAAAAATCCAGAGATGTAAATGCTCTCGCCGGAATTTGTAACTCAAAAGTTGAAAAGTTGGCTGAGATTTGTAATACTGGTGTTGGAGAAATGGCAGATCTTATGAATAAAAGCGGAGATGACTACTCAAAATACGAAGAATGGGCTAAAAAACTTCAAGATGTTTATGCTACGCAATCAAAAGAAATTCAGGATGCATATACTTCTGTTGCTACAGGTCAATAATATTTTGCGCCGGCACAATTATTATTTCTTATATGCAAAAAGAGCAGCTCATCCGCTGCTCTTTTCTAATTATTCTTCAACTAATTCAAAACGATATTTTTGTTTTACTTCAGGATATTTCTCATGATCCACTTCAGATACAAACATATCATACGGTCTAATGTAAATACTGTAATCATCATATAATGCCCGATAAACTACATATTTTTCTCCCGTCTCTGAATGTTTTGCAATGTATAATACCTGATAATATTTCCCTTTGAAATGTTTATATTTTCTATTCGTTTCTATTGTTCTCATACTTACGCATCCATTTAATTATTTCTTTTCTTTAAGTAGGGCTATCGCATTTTCAAAAAAAGTGTATATATACGCAACAACACAAATTACAACTAATACAATAGTAAGGATTACAGTTCTATTAATATCTGCTCCCCCTTTTGCATAAGTTATAATTTCAGTCAATTGATTGACTGCCAAACCGACCATAAAAGCCAAAAAGAAACCTTCCCACATTAATTTCTTTAAATCTTTAATCTTTTGTCGATTAGCCTCTTGTTCATTTTCTGCGTTAATTTCCTGAATCAGTTCTTGCTTATACTCATTCCGTATTTCCTGAACTACATCTCTCTTCTTCTTTTCTCTTAATGCGGTTGCTAATTCTTCTCTGTCCTCTTGAGATGCCTCTAAGGAAATCAATTCTTGACTTGACGCTACCACTATATCAATTATTTTATCTAATTCACTCATATCACTTTAATATCTTATCCCATATTGAATCTAATAATTCATCATCAAATTTGGCACCTATAAAAGTTCCATCTTCATTCTGGTAATGTGCATCTTTTCGGTTTTCATATAATTTTTCAGCTGACGGAATATCTTCTAATTCTTCAAATACCAACTGAGCAATCGTATATCCCGAATGAATCATAATTGGATAATTTGTAGCATTAAATAATCCCACTTGCAGGTATCCTGAATAAGTCGAGTTACAATGCTGATCGCTGACTATTAATCCAAGTCTTGTATATCTAGTCTTAGGACGTAGATGGGCTGTAAGATTATTCGGTAACTTTATTGTTTCTTTTAAAGTTATCATGATATATTCTCCAGGCGAAATAATATAACCTTTTTCATATATATCAATATCTTTATATATACCATCTATAGTTTCCTGCTTGGCAATATCAATACAATGAATTTCTTTACCCATCACTGTTATTTTATTACCGATAGTTACATCGTATGATTCACTTTGTAAATTCTTTTCATTAAAAGGGGCTATGAGTTGTTCATTTTTCGCTAATTCCCTTATTCTTTTATCAGTAAGAACCACAACGCACACCTCCTTAATATTTTTTATCTTACAATTATACCACTACATTCATATATTTCAAACGAAATTGAAAAAATTTTGTAGTTAACATTTGCTTTTATGCCTCCGTAGTGGTATATTGTAAAAAATAAATACATGGTGATACGATATGAATAATCTACAAAAAATAAGAAAATTAAGAGGATTGAGTCAAAACGGACTTGTGATACGCAGCGGAGTTAGCCGCTCCTTAATCACAAAGTACGAGTCTGGGGAAAGAAATATCAACAAAGCATCTGTTGGTACTGTATATAAATTAGCTAAAGCCCTTAATTGTAACATGGAAGATATTATAGATGTATCAGATTCTGACACAATAGAGAAATAATTCGTAAAAAGTGACTCATTCTTTTTATGTTGCACATACGTTCTGTGCATTGTATAATCATATTATAAATAAAAAAATCCGGTACTGGCAATACCGGATTCGTAACTTATCAACCAGGATGATTGATATATAAACACAAACAAATTATATCATGCATCCTGTTGTTTGTATAGGGTGTATTTTTTATACCCTTTTTTCAAAAGAAAGGTGGATGTTTATGAAAAGAAAAATCAGATGTGCAATCTATGACCGTGTATCTCATGAGCTGCAAGTAGAAAAGGGGCTTTCCCTCGATACGCAAAAAGAAATGCTCACTTCTTACGCAAAAGAGCAAGGGTATGAAATCGTTGATTACTATCAAGATGAGGGTATCTCTGCGAGAAAGACAATGAAGAATCGTAAAGAATTATTACGTCTTTTAGAAGATGTTAAGGCAGATAAGATAGATATTATCCTTGTGACAAAATTAGATCGTTGGTTTCGCTCCGTGAAAGATTATCATAACACACAAGCCATTCTCGATGCTCATCATTGTGCCTGGAAGACAATACTTGAAGATTATGATACTACCACGAGTGATGGGCAGTTGAAAATCAATATCATGCTTGCTGTTGCACAGAATGAAGCTGACAGAACTTCTGAGCGTATCAAAGTAGTCTTTTCACATAAAATCCGTAACAAGGAACATCTCAACGGACCTGTTCCGTGGGGGTATATGGTCGACGAAAAGAAACATCTTGTAAAAGACCCAGAGATTGCTCCTATCGTAGAAGATATGTTTAATCATTATTTTACTACTTTTAGTAAGAGAGAGACTATTATGTATATTAGAAGTAAGTATCCAGGAAAGACCCCAGAGGGAAATTCTTTAGCTAAAATATTTTCTAATGCTACATATGCAGGAATACGTTTTGGCATAGAGGATTACTGCGATGCTTATCTCACTTGGGGGCAGCATAAAAAGATTGTTGAATCAACAACAGCTAAGGTCTATCCCGCTACTCACCCGCAGCAGACTTATATCTTCTCCGGAATGCTTCGTTGTCCTCACTGTGGAAAAATGTTATCTGGATATGTGCGTAAAGCTAAAAAAGCAGGACGTACTTATGAGTATCCGGCTTACAGATGCAATAAACGCTATAACAAGCATAGTGCCCCAGTCAAGACTGAAAAAATCGTTGAGCAGTATGTTCTTGAGTTTTTTGAGGAAGAATTAAACAGAAGCATTTACGACTTAGAACTTAAAGAAGGATTGAGCAAAGGCGAGAAGACCGCGAATGTATCCGTATTGCAAGACGAGCTTAACAGGATTAATATTATGTTTGAAAAAGGAAGAATCTCGTTAGATTATTACGATAAACGCTATGAAGAGATAGAAACGCAAATCAAAGAAGCAACCGTTTCTCATTCAAAAGAATTAAGAGCTAGAAAAGAGATTCGAGACGGTTTAGATGGAAACTGGAAGGAATTATACCTTCAACTCGATGCATCCCACAAGAGAGCATTTTGGAAAAACATTATAAAAGAAATCTTAATTGACCCTGAGACTCACGAGCTGAATGGCATAATATTTTTTTAGTTTGTTGGTGTATCAAACATACTAACTCAACCGTGTAATCAGCCTCTCCCGAGACAAATGCTCCTGACGTATTGGCAA